CAACGATTTCTTCATGCAATAACTTCTTTGCAAGATACTTGTTGATGTCTTCATCCGCTTCTAGATATGTATTGATCTCGGATTTGAGTGTAAAAGGAAACGGTTCCCATCCACGTTTGGACAATTCATCTTCATCAAGTCTACCTGTATAGTATTCCCATTTCAACTTACGCCACTTGTTGTAGTTGAACTCTGCTTCTTTAGCCAATAACCGATGTGACGAAAGAATGTTCAAATACTTTGAGTGTAGTTTGGGAATATCAATCAGTGCTTTACCTGGTTCAGTGCGGTCTATATTAGAATCCGCAGTCCACATTTGTAATACTTCGTCAAGTTTGCTCATATTATACCTCCTATTAGGAGTATATCACATTTAAAATAATTTGTCTACGTTATAATAGGTAAATCTGAATGTAGCGTCTGCTGTAATGATGGTATCTGGTGTGTCGGTAGATGACACAACGAAACCAGAAAGAGAAATGGGAAATAAATCTTTGAAGTTGAAACGGTAATAAGGTTTGTTTGATGCCGAAAGAATCGTTACTGCACCATCACAATACTGTGGTAACTTTGATGCTGCTGCGGTGGTAAACTTGTTTAGATTTGCCAAGTTTTGATATTCTTCATACTCTGTAGGGAATGTCATCGCACGAAGCCAATCATGTATTTCTAACCATGACAACATCTCAGCATCAACAATAAAGGTGACATTCAATATATCATAGATTGTTTTTTCACCTGGTGCATATAACTCAACGAATGGGTTTTGCACAGGAATTTCTGATGTTGAAAGACCAGGTAAAGAAATTGTCTGTGCAAAATACTGCAAATTCGGTGTGCGTGACAAGTTCAGCGTAAACTTGTTAGGCTGTAAGGAATTTGGATTTGTAGGGTTACGTGTTAGAACTGACATATGTTTATTTATGCTCCATAAAAAAGAGGCTCCCGAAGGAGCCTCTCTAAAACACCACTCTGCGGTGGCTTTTTCAATTACATCAGGTTTGCAATACGGAAACCACGATAGTAGTTGTTTGTCTGTGCGTTCAGTGCGCCAAGACCTTGATCAGTACCTTCAGCAAATGGATTTGCTACCAGACCGTAACGAGTCTTGAAGCCAATCTTTGGCTGGAATGTACCAGTATCAACTGCACGAACCATTTGCAGTGGTACGTATGGGCAGTAGAACATACCAGCATCGTATGCGTTTGTGCCCTTGTAACCAACTACAGCAAACTCAGATGTTGAGCCAACTGGGAAGTATGGATCAATGTAGACTTTGATACGACCGAAGATTGTACCAGCAAATGTATTACCAGTGTCATCAACTGTCAGTGATACTTGACCAGCAAGTGCTGAGTTGTAGTCAAGAATACCAGCCATCGCCAGAGCAGATGCTACGTCTGAAGAGCAGATAACGATGTTACCTTTACCACGACGAGTTGTCTTTGCGATTTGGTTTGCTTCACGCTCAATCTGGAATGCCAGACCTTTGATCTTTTCAACCATCCAACGACCGTTTGAGTCTGTGTCAAGGTTGAATGCACCTCTAGTTGTTGTGCCTGCTTGGCAACCTGGCTTAGCAATCTTGTAGATTGTGCGAATAACTTCGCGGTTAATTTCAGCAAGAATTTCAGCGGACAGAATGTTAGCCAGTTCTGTCTCAGCGTCAAGACCATGAACTGCTTTCAAGTCTTGTGCCAGTTCCATTGAGTATTCTGCTTTCAGTGCGCGTGTGCGAGCTGTAACAGTAACTTTCTCAATTGAGAATGCCATTTCTTGGAATGTATTACCAGCAGCGCCGTCACCCAGTGCTTCAGCAGAACCAGTTGTCATTGCGCCAGTAGGTGCTGCGTTACCAACGAACAGATAGTCAGTTGTGTTACCTGCAACGTTCATTGACGATGCAACGATTGCGCCGTTTGCACCTGAGAATGCTGTGTTTGCTTCGTTGTAGAATGCTTCTCCGCCGCCTTGTGAGCCATACTTGGTACGCATTGCAAAGATCAGGCCGGTAGGTCCTGTCATTGGCTGAACGCCGCAAACGTCATAAGCAATCAGGTTTGGCAGTGAACGACGAACCAGGCTGATCAGAATTGGATCAAAACCTGCAACTGGACCAGCAGCAGCAGAACCGCCGCTAAAACCACCAGTGCCAGCAAAGTTGGTTGGTGAACCTGTTTCATTCAGAATATGACCTTCTTTGATCATTTCTTGTGCTTGGTTCTCCAGAATTACCGCTGTAACTGCTTTGCGATATGGGTCAGCGATCTTAGGCATATCTGGATGATCCAGAACGCCTTCCCATTTAGTTTGTAGATTTTCAGACAAATACATTTAGTATCTCCTTTTGTTATTATTTAAATTTTGATTTTTGAAATTGCTTGCACAACTGAAGCGACATATGGATCTGCGGATACTTTCTTTTCGCTACCATCGTCTTCTACTTCCTCATGAAGTTGCGCCACATTGGCTTTCTTTACACCAGATGGGAAATAATTCTCACGAATTGTCTCAAGTTTTTCTACGAATTCTTCCTCTGTGGAAAATTCTACACTCTCTGCAAGTGTTTTGATTTTTTCTACTTGAGTTGCTGTGAGACCTTCGCACACTTCATTTACTAGTTGTGTTTTAATTGCTTCAGTAAGTTGTTTTTTATACTGAACATTTGCTTCAATTTCTTCGTTCAGTTTAACTTCCAGTTCTTCAACTTTAGATGCAAGTTCATCTACCAGTTCTACTTTGTCTTCTGGAACGTTAATGTAGTTTTCAGCAAACAGATTACGCAGACCGGCAATAAAGTCTTCTGTGATTTCTGAACGCAGACCGCTTTCAATTGCGATTTCGTTTTCTTCCATCCACTGCTCTACCACGTAGTTTAAGTAGTCATCTACTTTTTCTGTAAGTTCTGCTTTGATTCCTTCAACAGCCTCAGCCAACATGCCAGCATATTCTGCTTCCATTTGTTCCTGAATCTGTGCAACACGGTCAAATACACGCGCTTCAAAGATTGTAGCAGCTTTTGCTTTGAAGTCTTCAGAAATGTTTTTGTCATCAGCAAACAATGAAGCAACATCTTCTTTCATCTGTGCTTTCATTTCTTCGATTGCTGTTTCATCATCAATCATTTCTTCTTCTGCACGGTCTTCTTCTTCAGGCATCATGTTTGTGCCTGAACCTGAACGCATGTTTTTGTCGCCAAGTTGAACATCGCTAGATGCCGATGATGGCTTCATGTTCAGAGATGATTGATTAGAACCTGATGAATCTTTGCCCTTGTTTGCCAACTTAGCAGAGTTATCATTGTTCTTATAATTTTGTGGTGTAGGACCGCCCAAGTCTTCAGGTGTTCCAGAATTACCTGGAGTAACAGAAGGTAACTTAGGCATTGGCATACCACCAGCGGATGACTTGCTTGATGCAAGAATTTCTGCTGCGGCTTCCATGAGTTTATTTGTTGCCATTGAATATCTCCTTATGATTTCTTATTTATAAATTTTAAAGTTTTCGTAGAAAGGTTTCGAAAAGTTGCAAACCAACAGTTTCAACTTCTCTGCGTGATGCTTTACGAATTTGGTGTTTAGCATAGTCGATGTCTGACTCGACGAACTTTCCTTCTACGAATAACCATTCTTTGTTCTCCATGATGCCCTGAACAAAAGCACCAGGTGCAGAAGGATCAGCAACGATATCAGCAGCAGTTGCAAGGCGTAGATCATCTTGAACCAAATTGTAACCTTCTTTTGTCATAACGACAGAACCCAAAGCACGTGAAGAAACACCAAGACCGACACCAGACTCAATCAAATTCTTTGCGATCAAACCATATGGTGTTTCCATGATGAGTGCTTTGCCAACAAATGTATTGCCGTTTTCTACCAAACTTGTAATCTTGTGTGACACACGTTCCAAATTGAGTGACGGTGTGTCTGGATGTCCGAGTTCACCAAGCGCACGATTTGTGTCAATGTATTCTTGTTGATATCGTGCAACTTCATTACGAAGTGTATCCATTTTATACATACGATTGTTTCGGTTGACTGCATCGCCAACCAAAAATATACCTTCAATGTATAGATTTTTTTTACCGTCTTCTGTTTTTTCGGTAAGATATCTTACGTTTTCAATATGTTCTTTGATGAGTTTCATTATAGAGATACTCCTGTGTATGGGTCAACGTTGTAAGTCGCAACTTTAGAAACTTCCATAATAAAAGAACCGCCTGTATTAATTGTTACAACAATGCTTTGAGTATTATTATTTGCAAGTGAGTGTGCAAAGTCTGCAAAATCCATAACACCACCTGTATGC